GTTACATTCACTCCTGTCGTAGCCATTGTTACGATATTCGGAGTTCCGCCCACTGCGAAGTTGATATTTCCGCCTTGGCTTACAAAGCTGATATTCGATGTTCCACAAGCTAGGTTGCTGGCGACTGGAATATTTGCCCATGTCAATCCGCCGGTACCATTTGTACGCAGGAACTGTCCAGAAATGCCACCTGATATATTGACATTGCTTACAGGTCCCAGATTAGTAGTACCTGCAACATTTACGCCTGTGCCAGTGATCACCACGATGTTCGCATTGCCAGCAGCACTTAGATTGATGTTTCCATTGGCTACAGGGATACTTACATTGGAGTTTCCGTTACTGAGATTGCTCAATCCTACTGTAGACCATACAAGATTTCCAGTGCCGTCTGTTTTTAGATACTGACCATTGGATCCACCAGTCAGATGCACATTTGCTACTGCACCCAATGCGACATTATTCGTAGTAGTAAAATCTACCTTATTAGCGATGGTGAGATTACTTCCAGAGATATTATTAGTCACATACAGATTACCATTGGCTCTGACAGTGTTAGCGAGGATATTGGCAGCATTTACATTGTTTGCACTGATATTGCCAGTGATATTCGCATTACCGTTAGCTGTGATATCACGAGCAAAGTTACCGAAGTTAGCAGTTATGAGATTGCCTAGATTTGCTGCACCGATCGCAGGGATGCTCAGGTTACCAGTGTTATCGAAATGTAATAGATAGTTTCCTGTATCAGCAACTGTCTGCATCCAAGCACCGTTAGCATTCGCGATCACATATGATTGACCATCATTGCTACCGATCTGTGCACCATCAGCACCTGCTTGGAGAGTAGTCAAGCCACCATTGTTCCACAGCAAGCCCATATCAGGAAGTGTGAAGTTACCTGTAGTATCTAATACCCATTGATAATCTGTACCAGCATTTGCATTGATATAGATATTACCACTGGGATTTGGAATGCTTACATTAGAGTTGCCATTGAAGATATTATTGGCTGCTTGTATAGGTAAACCCGTCAAGAAACTACCGTTACCTACGAAATAGTTTGCGGTAGCAGTATTACCTAAGTTAGCATTACCGGAGTTTACATTTCCAACAGCAGTGATGTTGCCTCTAGCATAGATGTCTCTATTCGCAACAATATTACCAGTATGATCTATAGTGACGTTAGAAGTAGCATTACCTACTACAAGCGTACCAGTTATAGCAATATTTGTGACGCCGGTAACATTATTAGGTAAGTTTATGTATAATACTTGTGAACTCTGGGTCAGAGAAGTGAGTTGTGCTGCTGGATCCTGTGTTGGGAAGTCTCTGCTCACACTCAGCGTAGTTGTTGCAACCTGAACACACGCTATGTTAGCGGTGATAGTTACATCTCCAGTAGGCGAATTGACTGTAATACCAGGCGCAGGGGTCGAGTTTATAGATGTGACACCCTGTATCTGTTGTGCCTGATTATTAAAGAGTTGGTCGAAGTTCTGCTGAACCTTCTGAAACGCAGTTCTTATCTGATCTGCACTTGGGTCGCTAGGAAAAGAACCAAAATCAATGTTTTGCTGCATGGGAAACTATTCTCGTTTTATCATATATTTATCTTTATAGGTAGGTCCGCGGTAGCCAAAGGGATAGCCAGAAACGGGTTCTGGCTATCTGACTTTCTATATACTAGAGTCCTGCTAGTTTCTTCCAATCACTGATGGATTCATTGACATCAGTCGTACCGAGAGTGTGCATACGCTCATCCTGACCAGCGATTACTGGAACAGTTGTCTGACCGGTTGACTTAGGCTTGTTGAGACCACCTGCGATCACCTTAGTCATAAACTCGATATCTTGTTCGAAAGTAGTGTCTGAAACTGACTTACCTGGACCAGCATCGTTAGCCCATTCGTCAAGCTTCTTATCCTTCTTGTCATCGTATTCGATATCTTTCTTTACCTTCTTGCCAGCTCTCTCAGCCTTGTCGTCATCTTTGCCCTTATGACCTTCGTCATATTCGATATCTTTGGCGATTTTCTTACCAGCCCGCTCTGCCTTGTCATCTTTCTCAGCAGTTGATTCCTCGGACAACATCGCCATCTTCTTGTAGAGATTTGCGAAAGAGAAGGATTCTTCTACTTTTTCATCATCACACTTGCATGGATCACAATGGCATTCATCGCATTCTTCGCTCTCTGCCATAGTAGGTCTGTCAGTCTGATCTGCACTTGCTAGTGAAGCATTTGCAGCAGCATTGCCTGCAGTATCATTAGCAGAGTTTGCTGAACCATTGTCCGGTGGATTATCTTCTGCCATCTGATATGTCATCTGATCTTCGGATTCGACTTCATCCATCATCTGACGACCATCGGATGGGCAACCGCATTCCATCATACCGCATTCATTGCAAGCTTCTTCTTCATCCGCATAATCATCATCGCCTTGCTGACCATTGATGCCTGATAGTCTCTTCATGAGAGACAACATCTTGTCATGATCACCTACAACTTCGATCTCACCTGGAGTGTTGATCTCGGAGGCGCCGCCCATCTGATGAGGATGCGCCATTGTTGCTTCTGCTTCATCAGCAAAGATACCCATTCCAGCATGTTTTACTAGAGCGAGTAACTTATCTGCTTCTTGATCAGTTGCATTGATATTCACTGAATCTGGAGCACCTTGATTGCCCTTAGATACAGAGATAGATACGCCTTCATTGATGAGGTTCTCTAGTTGTCTGTCCCAGGATTCGAATGCTTTGGCGTCATAGCTGGACGTATCTTTGATCGTCTTGCCACCTAGCTTGAAGGTGCCACCCTTTGGAGTCTTGGCTAAACCTGCAGTGAATGCATTGCCTTCATCTACTTCATGATCAGCAGCATCGAAGCCCCAATCCTTCTTATCGCCGTGCTCTTCGTTATGATCATAACCTGCATGATATGCCTTGATCTCTGCTGGATCAGTTAGCTTTACCTTAGGAGGAGTGCCTGTGCCATTTGGATACTTATGAGGATCTCTTGCTCTACCATAGTAGCTGTCTGCACTTCCGCGGTCGAAGGCTGAACCATGAGAGGTATCGTGTGCGGATTCTTCCATCTCACGGTTTACAGGAACAGTATCGTTATCATCATAGTAACCATGTTCAAGATCATCGATCACTTGATTGACCCAGATGCTGACATCGCTTGTGCCGATTTCTTCCAGATTGCCCTTGCCTTCTGCACAAGCTTCAATCGCTGCCATTATTCTGACTGGACCGTACTTAGCGATAAGGTCACGATGACTGTGTAGGATTCTATGTCTGATAGCATTCACTACTGCGTCATATGTATTGCGACCTTCATCAAGAGCTTGATCAGCCATACCATGAACTGTTGCTGGAGGCATCTTGTCGTCAGTTAGTCCTACGATCGGAGCCATACCGTGGCACTCGTCAAGACCTAGCTTATAGCCTTCATGATATGCCCTAGCTTCTTCCATATTTTCATAGTTTCTACCACAGTGTGCATGACCCATGAGACCGTGTGATTTGCCCTCTAAATGGGCGGCTCGAATGCGCTTATTCATGTTTTCTTTAACTGCCTTTTTATTAGTGAGCTTGTCCATGACCTTGCTCATCATAGACTTCTTTGGCTTTAGTTCATCTATAGCCGGAATCTTTCTCGGTGCGAACTGAGCATTAGGATCGATATTAGCAGGAAGATCACCTGCAGGACGATTTTGTGCTTCGAGTGTAGTCATGCTACGTCCAGCACCTAAACCAGCACCCTTAGTATCGATGCCTGATGTTGAAGCGATGTCTGCTTCGCCTAGTTCTTTACTAGTGTCATACCATGCATCATTAGGCCATGGCTCATCCTTATCTAGATCGCCGTGCTTCTTATTCCACATGATCTTGTATGCAGCATCCTTAGCCTGTCTAGCTCTCTTCTGCTTATGTGCATCACCTGGCTTGGCTCTGCCGTATGCCCTGTCCAGCATATGATCTAGTTCTTGAGCATTATACTTGTTGAACTTTGCTTCGGCTTCATCACCTGTGTGCGCTTCTTCGACTGGCTTTTTCCAGCCACTCTTGGCACGGATAGCGAAGTTTAGTTCTTGCTGCTTAGTATATTCTGGGGAACCCTTCTTGTGCGGGCCTGACTTGTGTAATGCAGCGAGTTGCTTTTCTAACTCAGCCTTAGTCTTACCAGCAAACATGCCTTTCTTAGCAGGATTCAACTTAGTGTCTCCTGCCCACTTTTCTTTCATCTGTGTCTGACCAGCGGGTGCTTGACCAGTTGATCCAGCAGGAGCAGGAGAAGAAGTAGGTGCAGTAGAAGTAGGAGCAGTTGATTGCGGTTGTTGACCAGGAGCTTGAACGATCTGAACATCCTTAGGATCTAAGTTCTTCAACATGTTCTGAACAGCAGGATTGCTGCTCGTCACAAAGCCCATACCAGCCTTCTTGTTAGTTGGGTCTAGAACTGGAAGAGGCTTCTGTCCAGGAGCCACTGTCTCATCCAACTGACGGAATAACTCTTTGAGAGATGCCGGCTTATCTGATGTCTTAGCCTTCGCAGGCTGAACGGATTCAGTGATGGCTTGCTTCTCTGCCTTTGGTGCCGTTTCTTCTAACTGGCTTAATTTGTTTAGTATGTCTTTCATGATTTATATATCCCTGCCCTTTGCGCCAGTTGGGGGTTTGGCTGGTCTAGTAATGTGTGACATTGGGCTCTTGTCGCCCAACTGCTTATCGTCTAAATATGGCTTGAATGGATCGAATGCAGGAGGCGTCTTCTTACCTTCATATGGAATGTTCATCTTGGAATCCTTTGCTTGATCCTTGATGCTGTCTAGATAAGAGTTACCGTATGCCTTAGATGCTGCTTTCGCACCTGCTTCTTCTTCCATCTCTTCGTGTGTAAGTACAGGGCTATGCTTCATCTGATTGGCATATCCATCCATCTCACCGTTGATGCTGTCGTTGAAGTCAGTTCCGATCACTCTCACAAAGTCTACCTGATGTCCTAATAGTTGAGCGATCTGCTGGATCATTGGCTCGTTAGTTGGATATCTGAACTCTGCTTTGATGATATGAACAGGTTGATTAGATAGATTTGGGAATCCATATGGATCCTTCTGGATTGGAGTAGATACTGGATCAGAAATCTTCACCGGATCGAACTTCTTTAGATTAAAAACAAAGAGTTCAAGGAAGTTCTTATCAACTTCACCAGCAATCTTGATGGTGTAGTTATAGGTGTGAACCGATTCCATTATATATTTCTTTAGACTATGCATGTGGATTCCTGCAAATACTTATAATATATTTATCATTGGTCGTTATTTTTAGCACTCAGCATTTTCAGAAGGTCGTTGCGGTCTAATGCTTTGCCTTCCCCCAATGGAGTAGCCTCGACCTCTTCATTCTTTGCTTGCATCTTCTGATCTAGTGCTGCTTTCTTCAACTGCATATCCAGCATCTTTAGTTTCTTGTTGATCTTTGCAGTCTTAGCTGTGATGGCATGACCCAAGAAACTGCTCGCAGCATTGAATATTTCAGAACTAAATCTTGCTTCGACTTGCATACCAAGATCGACTAGGTCTTTGTAGCTATTGGTAGCTAAATCAGCCAGCTCATCCATCTCTTCATCTGCTGCTTCGAGCCCCTTGACTTGGGGCAATGCTGCATCGATCTTCTCTAGGTTTGATACAGCAGTCGCTGTTATCTCCTGTGCATCCTCGAGTATGGGCTGCATGAGATCATTTGTCTCAGACGGTTCAAGATCGAAGAGGTCTTCTAGTTTTTTGTTTCCCATACAAGTATTTAGTTACCCGTATTAGTTTATCTTTTATTTTTGGGATTACCGTTATAGAACAGATCGTCTTCTGTTATGACCCTGAAGGTGAATCCTTGAGATTTACAATATGCATTAGCTGCTGCCCATTTGGCATGATTGATCGCTACTGTCATTTTATTCTGGGCGCTAGCTTTGCTCTCTACGATGCTCTGCTTTTTTGGTTTGATCTCTACTACTTCAGCCACGACCTGTCCTGTTCTATTTTTATACATCACAAAGAAATCAGGAATGTAGTTGGTTATCTTGCCAGTAAATGGATGACGATATTTGATAACCATGCTTTCGCTGGCCCAATGTAATATGCTATCATTATTATCACAGAAGTTCATGAAGGTCAGTTCCCATCCTGACCTATATCTGGGCGCGCCTTTACCTATGTATTTCTTAGGATTTTTGGGGGTAAATGCACCTTGCGCCCACTTAGTCATATCACAATACTACATTGCGTTGCACTGGCTGATTTGGTACAGGAATATTACTGATACCATACAGTGATACCTTAGCCCTAAATGAGTTCAAATAATAGCACATCACGCTGTTCAACTGTAAGGTATTCTCGGTGCCTTGTAATATGCTCAGTAGTTCTAGAACATTATAGTTTCCTGTCTGAGCAATCCTGAAGAGTAGTGAAGTAAAGTTCGCTGCAACAGCAGGGATTCCCGATACACCTATAAAATACCCATATACTAAGTTATATTGTTCTGATCCTATTACCAGATTGGTATTGTAAAAACTATCAAAGATAGCTACAGTCTGATCAGGATTATTTTGGATTGTTGCTTGTGTAGTTGCCATATCAATACTTATCTCATTAACCTGAAGTAATAGTGAATTGTCCTACAGGATTAACCAGGTCAGCTCCTGTATATTGCGTTCCTGCTAAAGTTTCTGTCGGCAACTCTGTCACTGCATTAGCATCCGGTGGAATTACTGCTCCTGTTGTCGGAGCACCGGCAGTGCCTGCTGGACCAGGACTTGATCCTGCATTTGGTGTATTAAACAATGTGTTTCTATTGATAGGTGCACTGCGTAGTGCTGCTGTTGCGAAAGCACTCAATGCTCTAGGAATAGCATTATTTGTGTTGTTGGGGCCGCCGGGACCGAATGCAGCATTATAGTATGAAGCAGAGACAGATGCTAGAGCAGCGGAAACCCCGTTATTGATGGCATTTACTAAACTACCACCGGATGAGTTGACTAGACCACCGTGGCCCAAAGTTGCACCATTCGATCCTGGATTTGCGATAGGACTTAGATGTGTGTCATAGTTTGCACGATCTCCGAATCCAGTGACAATATTACCGGGTTCGCGTCCGTCCATAGCACCGTAGTTATAAACAACTGTTTCATAATCTATGGACATTCTGTTTGACATCGTTCCGGCACCATCACCGTAGCTATAAGTATCATGCGAAAAGCTGGTGATGATAGGATTAACTAGGGTATATGCTGTAAAGTTATGCTGATTAAATCCAAACACTGTTATGTTAGAAAAGAAAGGAATCTTCCTTCCAGTTTCTGCATTTGTCTGCCCACCGGAATATCCCCAATTCTTGTCATCACCACTAATTAGGGGATCATATATATTTCTATCATTGTATTGTTTTGCACCACCTGAACCAGCTGGCCCGCCCTGCGCTCCTTGAAGGACCGGACCGATGACATTGGCATCATTATAGTAATATTTGTAATATGTTTCCCAGAGACTATTGACTATATCGCCGTTATCGTCATGAAAAACGATCTCTATTGGATCATACTTTATCTTGGTTTGTATAATTCTCTTTCTATTGTACTGATTTAGCTGTGTAGTATTAAAACTAAACGACGGGAGCTTTACATCCTTGACCAATAAACCAAAGTTTGTATTAGCGGTGGGGAAATTTCTACCACCTAGATCACGCCCATTATTATAGTCAAATACTTGAGGATTTATTCCAAAGTAAGTGTGAAAGAGGAATTTAAGTTTAGGGGCTCGCTCATAGGAGTTAGTCCTAAATGTCTTAGCGGCATGTTGATAATCTCTCAGAACAACTTGCTTATTATCGTTTATTAGTGAAGTAAAAGCATTGTTGAGTAGGTTCTGATTAAATCCTGACATTTTGACTATCTAATCTAAATTATACGCCTAACGAGTTAGTTCCGCCGATACCGGTTACTGAACCAGTTTGTGCATCAGCACTACGATTGATAGGAGCACCAACACCAGAAACAAGCGGAGCTTGAATTGCATTATCAAAACGTACTGTTAGTGCAATCTTTACTACGTCACTGGTACCATAATTCAATGTATCATAGTTTGCTTGTGTTAGATAGCAACCATATAATTCCCAAGTTTCTAGTACGATAGGTGCAGAAGTTCCATTACCACCGTCAAGAATTTCAAGGTTTAGCTGGAACTTATAATCTTGACCAGTTGCAGCAGATGCTTGTTCAACGAAGTCAAGTTGCTTTTGAAGTTGCTGACCAACTGCCTTTGAAACGCTGCCTGATGCATCATCACGCACGTTGATTGACATAGTTTGCCACTTATGCTTACCTGCTAGATATAGAGTAGAGTTATAAACAGGAACAGTGATTTCATCAAATTGCACATTCGGTCTTGAACAATCGATAACCTGCTTGGTTAAGCTCAATCCTGCCGTGCTGCCAACGCCGAAGTTAAGGAAGTTGAGCCTAAATCTGAATTGTAGCTTTGGCATCAACAGACCTTGGTTACCGCCGGCATTGTCAGTCGGTACCGTCATGTTGAATAGTGATTGAGAGGCTGTTGCCATTTGAATATTCTCCTGTTAAAATTATTTATCTTTTGTTGATAGGCGGTTTTTAGCCGCCTATCATTATTATACTACTGTGTTATTATTATTACCGATAGAACCTGTTGCTAGAACACGAACTGGAATGTAGATAAATTCTACTGCCTTCACCGGCTCGATTGCGATATCTACCCAGAGTTCATTTCTATCAATTCTTGCCGGAGTGTTATTAGAACTATCGCATACTACAAGATAGTCATAAATTCCTCTCTTTGCTACCAGATCAACTAGCAATGATTGAATTACACCAGTGATTGACTGACGAGTGATGGAATCATTTGGTTCGAAGATGAACGGTCTAGCAGCGACTGCAAGTTGGCGACGAAGATATGCAACAAGTCTAGCAACATTGATACGATCAAGTGCAGTATTTGTTTCATCTGAAGTCTTGTTACCATAACATAGAATTCCGTTGCCAGTAAAGACTACGATAGGGTTGATGTTATGAGTATAAAGTATATCACGTAGTCCTTGGCTTGTCTTCACTGGAACAAATGCACCAGTCTGAGCATTGATATAACCGATGCTTGTAGCATTGTCTACGATTCCTCTGTTAGTACCTGCAGCAGCGAACCAAGGATAAGCAATAGTATCATTGCGTATGAATGTTCTGATCATCATGAATGATGGGGGAACTACTACAAGATTTCCGCTCAAATCAGTTGTCTGTCCCGAAGGATAGAACAGACCTACATAAGTGTTTATCGCACCAGGAGCTAATCCTTGAAGATTTGTTTGTGATACTAGTGCTTTGTCAGTTGCCCAATTTGCAAGTGTAGTAGCATTTGCAGCGAGTTGCATCGGAGTATCACCTACGATGAATCCAGTCTGACCTCTATCATCATTGAGCGTGATCATTGCAGGGATACATTCAGGATATGCAGGAGTTGCAATGAGATTGAATGCATTGTCTTCATCACGAATGTCTGTATTTGAAGCGATTACTGAATTCAGAGCTTCGACCACCATCTGTCGCTGTGCTGCTTGACCCATATAAGGTGCACCATTAGCCTGATTGCCTGATGCTGTTACCCAGGTATAAGTTACTTTAGGTAGAGAACCAGGAGTCTGTGTTGGACCAGTATATATAGTCGCATTAGGATAGTTTGATTGTGTGAACAGATTTGTCGTGAACTGCTTCACGTTATTTCCTGAACGTCTTGTATTGAATAGTAACATTCCTACTGGATATAGATTAGATTGAGGTGCATCTAGATCGATATAGTTGCTAGTCAACATTGACTGGATTGTTGGGATTGGATCAAGAGCAGGATCTACGCCACTATTTGGTGCCCAGCGAGCGTCTTTGAAGATAACGCCATTTGAGTTTACGCTATCAGTATTGTCGAGAGTTACCCACTGATCCATTCCACTAACTGACTGCCAGCGATTGATTACAGGATAGAGAGTTGGATCACTAGTGTCGATCCAGATATCACCGTAGACCAAGCTAGAACCGGTTGACTGTACAGTAGGTTCAGTAGGACTGACGATAGGACCGTTTGGATCAGTTGCGTTAGTAACTGTGCTTTGTGGGAAGCCACTTGCGTTATAACCAATATTCCTGTAACCCATCCAACCGCTAGTGGTATTTACCATGATATCAACTTGGTTTGCAGTGCTATAGAACCACATTGTGCTGTTGAGCGGTAGTGTATCAGGTGCACCTGCAGCAGCAGTCATTGTGAATGATTGCCAGTTAGATAGCTGTGTAGAATATGAAGCAGCTGGGGTACCCGAATAGTAGTAGATTGATGTTGCAGCGCCGCCGCCATCTACGGAACCGATAACTACTGTTAGATCGTTAGCAGGTGATGTACCGCCTAGTTCTGTGCCTGCAAATGTTACCTGATCACCCACTGTATATTGAGAACCGGCGTTAACAAATGATGTAGGATTTACATAGTAACTCTTATAGTTATTTGTAGCATTTATTTGAAGTCCATGACCATTTGACAAGCTTGTAGTTGAAGTCTGTGTTGGCTGGAATGATGAAGACACAAACGGACCATACTTCACACCTTGTGTAGTATTGACGACAAATCCTGCTTGATACATTAGATTATTGCTGACACCTGTTGTAGGTGAGATATCATTTACAACGATAACGCCGCCTGCAGTGTGTTCTAGAACAATAGCTCCGTTTGTATTCACTGATGCAGTAGTATAAGGAATACCTGCTGCTGCCCATGCTGTCAAGAACTGCGTTGTAGTTGCATTCATAGGGACAGTTAGTGTATAAGAAGAAGATAGGGAAGATGATCCAGGCAATGATACCTGAACAGTTGATACATACGGACCATATACTGTACCAGTTCCGAAACCTGCACCTGCGTTTACACAAGTGAATGAAGAACCTGCTGTGTAGGTCTGACCACTAGTTCCTGCAATAGTATTCCATTGTGGCTGAGAAGTAGTTCCTAATGATTGAATAGTATAAACTGTACCTGGAATTAGAGTACCTACTTGATAAGATTGTCCAGTGAAGGAGAAAGTAGTGTTTGTACCAGTGATGATAGTTGGACCAGTCGCAATTCGCTCCCAATAATATACAGGAGATGCCTGATAACCAGCAGCATCATAGTTATACTGTGTATAAACTGTTCCTGCAGCGATTGCTTGTCCACCTGAGGAATCAAGTGCATCGATTACTGCCCAATCAGAAGTTGCAAAGTTATTAGCAGAAGGAATCCATGTTGCTAACGCACTGCTATATTGTGAGATTACAGGAATCATTCCGTTACCAGATGAACCGATCTTCATCCATACAGATCCAGTTGGTGCAGGATATGTTTGACCTGCTTGCCATAATGGCTGTTGAGAAGATGTACCAGCAAATGCTTGTGGTTGATAGTATGTGCCTGGTGTGATGCCGAGACCAGTAGTGTTGTTCAAAGGATTACCTTGAGTACCAATAGCAATAGTGATGCTAGGAGGAACTGATGCGTTAGGTGCTGGAGTTTGGCTGCTGAAAATATTCAATGCTCCGCCTATCGAAGAAGCGGACAATCCAGGAACACCTAAACTGTTGATTACACCCATAACTCCGTGAACTGTATTATCAGAAGGAACAGTGATAGTGAATGTTGTGCCTGCATATGTGATAGTGAAGTTGTCACCTGAATTCAATGTTGTGTTAGCATTGGTACCTACTACTGTGGGTACAGATTGTGCCCATGCACTAGTTCCAACACGTACCCATAGATTGCTGGAGTTCTTGAAGAAGAACTGACCTGAAGTAGAAGAAGTAGGAGATGTTGATACTGGAATGGCAATAACTGCATACTGACCGATCTGACCTACGCTCTGAACTGGTGCGCCACCTGATACTAGAGTTGGATCAGTGATTACAAGAGGAGTCTGAAGAGTGAACTGGCCGGTAGTCGCATTGAATGCATAGATGCCCCAAGTTGTATCAGTTGTATCTAACCACCATGTGCCGTTAGCGGATGCGCCGACTGGACGAGTAGTTGTGGCTACGAGGCTGTTCAAGTCGATATCTGCACGTAAGCAATATACGAGATTAGTTACACCGAGTGCAGAATATGCAGCTAGAAGTCCGTATTCATTGCGCTCATCACCGTTGACAGGAGTACCGTTGCTTGTGACAAAGTTTGGATTTCCGTAATAGTTGACAAGATCACGTTGGCTCGTAGCAAGATATAGTTGACCTGCAGTAGCTGCAGTAGTTCCTGGAGCAATTCCGGTTCCAGTAGGGTTAGCTTTATTTGATGCAGTCGCGAATACGATCAGCGGAATAGTGCTGAGTGGACCTGGTAGATATTGTGACTGGTCAATTACTGTAACCTGCACGCCTGGTGATACTAGTGTCATTTTTCTTTCCTTTGTAAAATTTTGAGGCTTACGGCCTGGCCTAGAAGGTCTTTCTAGATTTTATGAAAGTATTTAGCATACATCTAAAAAAATCGACGCCTTGGCTGGAAACCGAGACCTTCCGAAGGTTTTTATGCATAAATATGTGTATGCTGAAGCGTCCTATGTGTAAGATATGCGAGAAGAACTATTGTGCGGTGAACTATATCCGCGATGGTGTTAGGCATTATCGTAGCATATGCGATAACTGCGGCAAAGATAAATCTAGGAAGCGACCCAAGGTCTTTAGCTGGGAGAAAGCAGGATACAAGAAGTCTCCTACCTGTAATAATTGTGGGTTCAGGGCAGCATATTCAAGCCAGCTGCTCGTTTTTCATATTGACGGCAATCTCACTAATACTACATTCAACAACCTGAGAACTATATGTCTCAACTGTGTAGAAGTCGTGAAGCGACGTGAGGTAAACTGGAAGCGCGGAGATTTACAGGTTGATTACTGATTGATAAATAAAGATGTAGTTCGCGGGACGGCAATCCCCAACTACTCTAATACTGTTTCGGAGTACTAGCAATGACTATTTATTTATACAAGAAAACCCACAACCAAACCGGCTTACAATACCTGGGCAAGACGGTTCAAGATCCATTAAAGTATAAAGGATCAGGTAAACATTGGACCAATCATATCAATAAACATGGCTATGATGTTACCACTGAAATACTCAAAGAATGCTCATCAAATGATGAGTTGGTTCACTGGGGAAGATACTACAGTGAATTGTGGGATGTAGCCAACAGTAACGAGTGGGCCAATCTAAAACCAGAAGAAGGGCAGGGATTTGCATTCGGAGATTTTCATCCTATGAAGAATCCTGAAACTAGAAAAAAGATAAGTCAATTTCAGACCGGTCGAAAACACACAGAAGACCACAAGAGAAAGGCAGCCTTACCTAAAATAGGTAGAAAAAGACCTGAGCATAGCAAAAAACTTACCGACAGAAAAAGACCAGATCAAAGTGCTAGAATGAAAGAGTGCCAATTAGGACCCAACAATCACATGTTCGGTAAAACTCAATCCGCTGAATCAAACGAGAAACGAAGGCAAGCGGTTTTAGGTGAAAAGAGTGGGAGATATGGTAAGAAAGACCCTATATTTGAATGCCCTCACTGTCATAAGACAATAGCGGGCCTGGGCAACTTCAATCGTTGGCATAATTCAAATTGCAGACTGGCGTAAAATACTCTCAATTTGTTCGTGTAATTCTGTTATTGTTTTGTTGTTGTCAAGATGATAATCGTAGACCAAACCAACACTGCTGTATTCGCTAGCATGAACCTTATAATGATTTAGCTTGATCATGCACATGTCTTTTTGTGCAGGATTAACAGTGCCTGTATTATAGAGTTCCGCGTAATAGCACCATTCAGGAACAGGACCGCGATGCGTCCGCATAGTGATGCCACCCACATTCTTGATGGCTGTTAGTTCATTAGGAAACCGACAATCAGTAAGGACGATGTCATCCGTTGTATTCCGCAGCTTATTCTCGACCGAAGCTACCCAGATATCATCATGAAACGACTTACGGGCAACCTCTGTTCCCCAGTGCTGAAGGACCCACCTCGGAGTCAGGTGAGGAATCTCTAGTCTTTCTGCCCACCAAGGATCGACTTGTTCTCGCCATTCACGGCTAGATTTAGTCGCACCTTCGAGCAACTCTCTGTCCCAGTTAAAAATAGATGCTATAGCATCTTTCAGTGATGCAGCAAAGCTCATGCGCTTGAAGCCATGAAAGGTGCAGAGATAGTCTGCGGCTGTGTCCTTGCCGCTACCGATGAGTCCTGTAATTCCTATGATCATTCTTGTATAATACAACAAGCGTGACGGAATGTCAAGTGCTTTATTAGCCCTGAATCCATGTCAGAGGTTGGCTATAATCCACATAGTTCTTGAGTTCTAGGATCAGTGCTTCCTGCATAGCCTTACCTTCAGCCTTCATGGCAGTACCATTTAGGGTTGTTCCGCCGCCTGGACCTGCGATGCTACCGAACTTTTCACGGGCTTCACCGATGATGAGCTTGAGTTGTGCTAGGATGAAGTCAGCGATCCATACACCAGCACCTGGATCTTGTAGCAGGACTGCTTCTGGTCTCTGAATGTCTGCCCAGATGAGGATGCGCTCACCTGTGCCCTTGAAGTCACGGGTGATACGTAGTAGCTTGGTTACAGGATCGAACGTATATGTCAAGAAACCACCGAACATACGTGCTGCTAGCTCAACGTAGCCAGCGTAGAAATCATATGTCGCCATACCGCCTGTATAGTTATAGTTCAGCAAATATGTGTTTAAGATCGCGCTTGAGAAGGGATCGAATGAGGATGATGAAGGGCCAGTTTCGAGACCGATTGTGCGTCTGAACAATGAACGAACATTGATGAACTCTGAAGGCAGAGTATATGTATCCACGTTCTTGATCACCGTCATGAGCGTGTAGCTCTCTTGTGTAGCGTTCTGCGCCCTCTGACGATAGATTTTAATAGCATAGTTGTAGGCAGCTTCATAGTGCTGCGGATCCAGTTCTAGATCGATGATATCACCTCCTAGACGAAGGCGAATGTTCTCGAAGATACCTTGCTTTATCTCGTCTAGATTATAGTTAGTTGGTGTTGAAAGATAGTTTGCTGTCATGATCGTTTCCTGTCATTATTATTTATCAGAAACGATAGAACACCTTCCTTATGTGATCTAGCAGAGTAGCATCAGCCGGTTTATATTTTCTCTCCAATCGATCAGTGAGTTTTTCCAGATCGATGACCATCTTTTCTGTGATGGGTTTTCCTGCATGGATATCACGGATGACCTGATTATCCAGCAGGTCTTTTACCATACTATCTTTTTTAAGATCGTATATGTTTTCCTTGAACCAGTCCCACCTTTCAGTGAGAGACATCATCCTTTTTATGAGTTCTTCATCTTTCACAGGTCATTCACTTGTCGGTTTTCACTATAGAAGGGATCGAATGTCCCTCCTGGATATCGTGCAGATAGCTTACGCACATTCTCTGCGATAACATCATTGGGGTCCAGTTCCAGCGCCCTACAAGCATTGATCCAATACCAGATCACATCACCCAACTCTCGCTTCATGTGCCAGAGATTGTCTTCGGTGAGGGGCTTGCCTTGAAACAGGAGCTTCTTGATGATCTCTTGGAACTCACCTGCTTCGCTGCCGAGACCGAGACCAGCAGTGATGAGAAGGGGAACATTGATATTTGGGCCGTGACGTGCTTCCGTCTCACCTTCGAACACTTCATAGTTACCGTCGAGACGGTCGAGGCGTGTCATGAATGTAGTGAGATCGTTGCTCTCCTTGCTGGTTACAGCCTGCACGAACTCTTGATACTTGTTTAGATCGATGTTGTTTGTCATATGTTTACCTTAAAATGCCTTTAGAATGACCATACCGGGATTGAACCGACCATTCGGAATCGCAGAGACTGCCTTGATCTCTTTGAAGAACTTGCGAGCAGCGGGCTTGCTTCCCGTGACACCCTTGAGTTGTTCAGCGGGCTTGCGAAGCGTCTTCATCTCGCTCTGTTGCGGATCGAAGCCCAGCAGCGTGTTACCCTTGACTGTCAGGCACTTGCTGTAGTCATCAGCGACATAGTGATGAAGCTTGCGACGAACAGTATCATACACCCATGCTTCAGTGGAGTTATGAAGCTTCACAGGGGAGAGGCTCACCAGATCCAGCTTCTGTGCTTCATCCTTGAACTGCTTGAGATACTTCAACTTCGCGACAACCCGCTCTACAGGGGGAGCCTTGCGAACACGCAGCTTCTTGGTCGCTTGCTTGAGCGCCACATAACCGTTCATGTCAGAGATGACTTGATCGATGAACTTGATCGTGTTCTTGACCTGCGTCTTGCTGTAGTGAGCATATGCTTCATTCAACTGCGGACAGGTGCCTGCTTGAAGTTCGATGTATTCTTCGCGGAGACGATTCCAGCTCTTGATGATCGAAGGCATATGTTGCGGAAGGATGTTGCCAGCCTTGAAGAAGCCCAGAACACGCTCTTTAGTTTCGAACTCCTTAGGATAGCCAGCAGCGACAAACTCATCGAAGATCGCATCGATCTCACCAGCAGCCTCGCCAGCGCGTTCGCGCATGATCTGCTGAATGTTCATACGGGGAACAGTGACCTTCTCTGCGTCAGCCTTGCGAGCAGCATCTTCTGCCTTCACTGCTTCAGAGAGTTTAGCCACTTGCTTTTCGATGCGTTCGATCTGATGGTCATCGAGGATAAGACCGCGAGTAGCAGCGCGAGCGACCCAACCGATAGAAGGGGTGATCT